TCCTAGTTTATTCTAAAAATATTTATTAAAACGGGTATTTTCATTGGGGAAACAATGCATGAACACTACCAATCTGGATATTCCCACACACTTTTTAAACCTTTATCTTTTCTTTTTTTCGATATTCTATTTTTCGTACATTCCTTACATTCATAAGAATATGCCGATGGCAAAGTTCCCCTACCTTTTCTTATCAAATAAAAACCTTCCATCAAATCTTTCTTCTGACCACAAACTCTACATTTTCTTTCGTAAAAAAGAAGGTGTTCAAGTTCTAGCTGATCGTCAAAATTCATTACATATAATCCCACATATATGATCTATCTCCGTATTCATCAGTGTGCCAACGATCACCATTATTATCTACAAAACTACCACTATCCTCAAATCCATCAGATATAAATCCAAATGGAGCCATGTCCTGTTCTATCTGATCTCTTTGATCTTCGTACAATCTTTTTCTTACATCCTGATCGGTCATTTCTTTAAAATACTCTTGTTGCACTAACCAAGAAAAAATAACAAGGCACATTGCAAGGTCATCATTACATCCTTCCTCTGCTTCAAAAGAATTGTGTTTTTGAGAGAATGTAGTTAGTTCTGAAATAATATCATAATCTACTGTAAGTAACTTATCATCCTCTAAAAGTGTCTTTAAATTAGAGCATCCTAATTTTTTAACTGCGGCAGTCATTCTTACACCGAGTTGAGTTTTCTTTCCAGAAAATCCCTGTCCGACAATCTGACCATTTCTTCCTCTCATGGAAGCCATTAAAATATTTTGATACTCTAAATCGTATTGAAGAATACTTGCAACCTGATCTCCAATGTCATTTACTTCTATCATTAAGTATGCTTGATTATATGCTTTAGCAACATCAAGAATAATATTTGGAAACAACATTGGTTTTATTTCGTTGTTTCTGTATTTGGCAATAGCTTTATATGGAAATTCTGTTGTATCAAAGACTATGAATGCAGAGTAATCATTTCCAAGTCCTCTTGCGACATCAACAGTAATTATATAATTATGTTCCTTTATTGGATTCTCATAGATATCAAGACCAGCATTTCTTTTTATCGGATCTTCATATACAAGGTTTCTAAGTTTTGATGGATTGATTAGTGTATTAACAGAACCTAAGAATTCGCATTCAAACTCAACTTTGAACTGTTGTTCAGATGTGTTTGCAATCGTAGTATCCTTCCATTCGGCATCTCTACCGGGAACTTCACTCCAATGGACATCAGTCGGGATATATTCGTTCTTGCCCCTCTCAGCATCGTGCCACATACGGTAGAAGTGATTCATACCATGTGGTGTAGATACGATAATTACCTTGGTGTTTTTACCAGAAGTAATAGTAGGATAAACAGATGCAAAGAAAGAATCTGCAACATGGTTTGGAACGAATGCAAATTCATCAAGAAACAGAATATTAAATGACATTCCTCGGACAGCACTTGCAGATGTAGATGCTGCTAAAATTTTACTTCCGTTTTCTAATTCAATATTACCTTTATTCCAAACTAATACACCCTGTTGCATCCACTTAGGAAGATTCTCATATGCTGTTGCAAGTCTTGCTAAAAGTTCTCTGGCAGTTGCTGCTTTGTTTGCAAGAATACCAATATTGACACTATCATTGAAAATAAGATAATGAAGAAGATATGAAATAACAGTTGTAGATTTACCAGTCTGTCGTGGCATCTTGCAGATATTAAATCTGTTATTATGAAAATTATTAATTAATTTTCTTTGAAAATGATATGGATGAAACTGTGTCAATCCTTCATCCAAAGAAATAATTTTTATGTAATTATTTGCAAAATATACGGGATCTTCTTTACATTTGAGAAATTCAATAATTTGATCTTCTGTAAACTCAATCGGCGTATTTGCTTTTTTTAGGTTGGGATTACCTAAGTATACACTATCAGTCATAATTTAAATATAGAACTATTTTTCGGAATTACTATCTAAAAATCCTTTCTTTAACATTTTTGATAAGTCTGAGGTAGAACCAATAAACACTGCATTGTTTGTGACACTGCTAGTTTTACTTGTTGATTCTTCATCTACCTCTTTTACTTTTTTCTGTAGGTCCATCAATTTATCAGTCGTATCGGCAACTGATTTAATAAGTTGACCTGCAACTTCATATGCTCTGGGACTTCCGCCTTCGCTGGCAAGTTCCATTATACCATTTAAAGTTTCTTGACCTTTTTCAATCAGAGAATATAAATTTGCTCTGGTATAATCATAATCCTTTTTAATATCCTCTGGTTTTGATGCAGATTTTGGAGAAACAACATCAAGAGATTTGGGTGTTTTATCTACCTCAACAATGCTGCTCTCAACATTAAGTGCTTCATCCAAATTGTCATAGTTATTTTTCATATCAAATTATAAATCAATTTGTCTTGTAGGACTTAGATCTTTGGCATCACTATGATGACTCCAGGTTTCAGAGAAACCAAAATCATCATCTGGTCCTGCATTTAATGGATCTGGAGTAAGTGTATATCTGACTTCGCGTTTTGCTGTTTGAGTATTTGTAGTGGAATGTTGATCGACAATAACTTTTTTGATAAGTCCATCTGTGGTTTCGGCAACAGGACCAAACAGATAAGTTTTTGCAGTGAAACTTAAAGTATATATTAATGCTCTTCTACTCTCAAAAGATCCTTCATAATCATCTTGGAAAGAAATATTTTCTAGCACTATGGGTATGTCTCTTTTTTCTCCAATAGAACTTACTAGATCTACTGTTAAATTAAATGATGGTTGAAAAAATGGAAGTATCTGTTCAATAATTTGTAGGGCATCATCATTCAATTTGCTAAAAACACTTAACTCAAATCCAATGTTATAAGGAACAGGCATAAAAACTTTTTTCAAATTTGTCCCATCTGATGCCTTGAATGTTTGTGTTATTCCCGATTTTCTTGTAGGATCATATTGAATATTTGTCATCTCAAATGACATTCTTGGCAAAGTTATGGCAATTGATTTTGATAACTCTGCCTGTTCTTGAATTTTTGCCAAATACTTTTGTTGTGGTCCATATGCCAAACCAACCTTAATATCATCAAGAATCGTTCCATCAGATTTTTTGTGTTTAATATTAATGTTATTAAACAAAGTTCCGAAAGAAATAATTGTCTTTCGTATTATTTCATGGTAATAATAAGTTCCTAACATTAATATTCTCCGAAGGGATTACTTTCACTAAAATCTAATAATGAATCTGCTTCCAATTCAATTTCCTCATTGGAATCAGAGGGTTGATCATGACTATCAAGATCATGAGTCTTTATAGTATATGTAGCAGTTGATATAGATCCAACGATAGTTTCACCTTCAAAGAACTCGCCCGTATTAAGTGATACTCTCAGTTTGGTTTCTCCAATAACTGTTACGGTTCCTGCAGTAGAAACTTGAACACCAGAATCAAAGTCTTTGACAATAGCAGTGACTCCAGAACTTTGACCCGTGATCGTTTCGTTGTAGTAGAAAGTTCCAATACCAGAAGTAGGTCCAGAGAACTCAAGACTTATTGGACCGGATGTATATCCAATACCAGAGTTTAGAATTCTTACTGTATTAATTCCGGCACCAGCACTAGCAGAAGATGTAAATATTGGATTAAGAACGGCAGTGTTGATTCCTGATGGAGGAGTAGCAACATTAACATTTGGAGTAAATGAGTATCCAGTTCCGGCAACACCAACAAAAACTTGCTGAACACCAAAGGTGGTAGAGATGGAGCATGTTGCAGCTGCACCAGAACCCCCACCACCAGCGATTGTAATAATTGGTGCCACTGTATATCCAGCACCAGCATTTGTCATTTCAAGTCTAAAGATTGAAGTAATATTAGATCTCTGAGTTGTAATGGCAACCGCAGATGCTTTATGCCCCCCTTGCGGTGCATCTGAGAAAGTAATTGTTGGTGCTGAAGTAAATCCAGAACCATCATTATTTAAGAATATCTCAGTAACACGACCACTTGATACTCCAACAGTTGCCTGTGCAGTTTCGCCAACTCCAACAAGATCAATTGTTGTGATGTAACCTTCATCTTTCAGTTGATTGTCAACTTCGGCAATACTGGTGTCAATAAACTCATTTTCATATTCAAACAATTCACAACTCAAATCATACGTATAAAGTTTGCCAAGTTGATAGAATGGTTTTTCATGTTCTACTCTTTTTATTTCAAACAATCTTTCTCCAAGAGGAAAATAAATCAAATCTCCTTCTTTTGGTCTTGTAATTAAATCTCCAAAAGTATATTCCGTAATTTGACCCTCTCTAATACCAGAAGAAATTCCTTCAAGAAAGGGAGCAATAAACTCCTCGAATCTTTCTCTTGATATTGTCAAATTTACTTCATTTTTTAATCTTAAACCAAACTTCGTCATTATGTCGCTGTCTGGTGTATAACCATCAATATTATTTAAATATGCTTCTATAAGAAAACTATCATCAAATTTTGATGATTGAATTTCTTTAATAATATTATCGGTTTTAAATATTTTTCTTGGGAGATAGTATACCTCTATGCCATGAATTTGTATGTGCTCATTAACCAAATCCTGCATGAGCGATTGCTCACCAGTACTACCTTGCAAAAAATAAGAATTTAATACCATGATAACTATCCGATTAAATCAAGAGGTGGCAGTTCATATTCTGAAGACATTCTTTGCTTTATGTCATCTAATTCTCTTAAAGCATCATCATATAATTCTCTTCCGTTAAGTTCTAATCCACCTGGAAGTTTTGCACCTCTAAATTTTAATAAATTTTGTCCCCATTGTTTTTTTATGAGAGCAGTTAAATATTTCTTCAAAAAACTATCATTATATACATTAGTAAATGTATTAGGATCTAAAATTCTATAACAATCAAGAATCAAAAAAGTATCTTTCTTTTCCGATTTCCAATCAATATCCAAATATAATCTATTTTGTCTTTTATTGAATCTAATTTGTTTATCAGTGCTCAATAAAAATTCAATATCCTCCAAATAAGTTTTAACCATTGAATATTGAAGAAGTTCTATTGAATTGAACTGATATATATCATTCAAAAATAACTGATATTTAATATTAAACATTCCGTTTGATATAGTGCTACTATCAAACCTAAACACCTTTTCAATTCCGATGACTGAATCTGGGACTTGAATGAAATTAGAATTTTCGTAAAAATAATTAGTTGTTGTGGGCATACCACTTACTGTAGTAGTTATTCCGGATGTTGTTACAATACCTACAGTATTAGTTCCGTCAACTTGAGCAGTTCCTCTGTTAATATCATCCTCTGTGAGTTTATATTTGAGATACATTCTCTCAACACCATCAAAATGACGTTCCTGAAAATATTGAAGAGCATCATCAACTAAGTCATCTAGTTGATCATCATCTATATTGATTTCCAATACTGGAGCTCCCAACTGCCTCAGTGAGTAATCAACTAATTCCTGTCTGCTTGCTGGTTTTGCCATCAGTATGTACCTCCATCGATGAGTCCGGCATCAAGTGTTCCTGTAACATTTACATTAGTAGAGAATGTTGCAACACCAACAACATTCAATCCTCCAGCAGTAATTCTTACATCATCATTAAAAATAGAAACATTACCAAAGGTTGATACTCCGGCAATGTTGAGTTGGTCTAGATTTGCACCACCAACAACATCTAATCTGTTGTTGGCATCTATTAAAGAACTGAAGGTCGCGACACCGGCAACGTTGAGATCATCTACTTGAGTATCACCATCAACATCAAGAGTGCTATTGATATCTACAGCATTCAAGAATGTAGAAACACCGGCAACAACCAGTTCATCAACATCCAATTGCCCATCAATATCTAAACCACCATTAGCATCAATAGTAGTAAATGTGGCAATACCGACAACATTGAGTTGGTCTAGATTTGCGCCACCGACAACATCAAGACGATTGTTTGCATCAAC